ACCCAGCTGAAGGACCCGACGTGGTTCTTTCGTGAGTACACATAGTTAAGAGCCTGTTCGCGTTCGCCGAGATACCGGCTATCGAAATCACGAACAGCTTGCAGTAGTACGCTAGCCCATAACACCTGGTACTCACCGTGTTCTCTTTTCAGTGAATCGTATTCGTTGTCAAAGTCTGGTCTGAAATACTGCATGGCACGCTACCGCCCTTCTTGCCCTAGTTTCTCCCCCTCCGACCTTATGGCCGAAGGGGGAGAGCATGGTGCCGTTTTGGGTAAGGATGACGGCCAACCTTCTCTCTGGGACCTTAAGCGGCGCGCAGCTGCTTCATGAAGTCCTCGACCTCGTTGGCCTCGGACTCCTGCTGCAACCGCGTGACGATCTCATCCATGAGAGGCAGCGCTTCCTGGAAAGACGCGCAGGTCTTGTCGACGTACCAGTTGCCGTCCTCATCGCGGGCTCGCTGCTCGAAGTGATACAGCGGGCTGATGTCGGTGAGATACGCCATCTTGGCGCCGAGCAGAGTGTGCAAACGGTTCAGTGCCATATAGTCACTGTCGACCAGCTCGGGGATACGCTCGTTGGAAGCGTAGACACCGACCCAGTCACCGACGTCTTGGGAGAAGTCGATACCGTTGCCGAGATCTTCGGCAGCCGTCTTGTCGTTAGCGATGTACAGGCGGCGAGCCGCCCAACAGACGCCGTTCATGACGGACTGAACGAAGGTGAGCAGACGCTCCGGCTTGAACTCAGGGCCCGGAACCGGGACTCCCTGATCAAGTTCAGCGCGGACAGCGGCCTGGCGCTCACGCTGTAAACGGAAGAAGGCAAGAGCAATACGCTCGAGCGGATCGTCCGCCTGCTGCGACTCCACGTACTTGGCAATGGAACCAAGGGTGGTGTTCTTCTCGGACATGTAGCCGATAACGTTGGGGATGAACGATTGGTCTTTGATAGCCATGATTGATTACCTATGGTTGATAGTGGACAGTTGTTTACTTTTCGCGGATCAGCTTAGCCAAGTCGTTGGCTTCGCCGACATCATCGAGCGTGGATTCAATATCCACGTCCAGTGATTCGTGGTCAGTCATCCGTTGTTCGTGGTCATTTAACCAGTCCCAGTTGACGACGTTCAGATTGAGGGTTGTGTTGTAAGGATTAGACATTGGTTATTTCTCCAGATCGTCTATGTCGCCCTCGATATCGAGGAGCATTAGTGTAATGACGGCCAGAAGGACTTCGTCCGGGTGCGCCTTGACGTATTCAAGTGCCCCACGTGCTTTGTCCATGGCTCGTTGTACACGATTGGTTTGTAAGGGTAGATCTAGCTGCTGCATGGTTAGTTACCTTGGTTACCGAACACATATTACTCACTGACCGCGAGCCCCGAAGGGGCGAGCGTAAGTTCTGGGGGTGCACCCCAACGGTGCCAGGACGCGGCATCAGCTGCTTCGTCCATGGTCTGATAGTAGTCGGAGATACGGTCGTACGGCTCGTACCACCAACGCTTGGCATTGCCGTCGTAGTTGAAGGAGGCACGGCCGACGTACCAGCCCATGCCTGAGCGCAGGGGGATTGGGGGAGAAACCGCGCAGAGCTCGTGCACGGGATCGGTGATGTTTTTGGTTACGTGGGCGTAGAACAGGTCCAAACTGTTCACTGGCAGTGAGTCGTGATAGATGACAGGTGTCATTGGTTAGGTGTCCTATATTGGTTCACAGGTGAAACTATTAGTGGTCAGTTGACCGTGGTTAGGGGTCAAAGTCTGAGTTATCCACAGACTGTGTGACGGGTTTAGGTCAATGTGTGCAGGAAAAACGGCATGTGTGCACCCTTCGAGAGAAGGTGTGTGCAGCAATTTTTCTTTATAAATCAATATGTGTGCAGTGTGTGCAGTCTTTTTTAGAATTCAATTCAAATTTAAGACGTATATAAAAAATGAACGTCTCTATATACGAACTGAACTTGGAAAATCCCTGCACACACGTCACACATTTTAGGTGTTTCGTTAGAAATCAACGACTTACGTAGATCAGTAGAATTTAATTGCGTCACACAACCACCATTTTGTGTGCACACACGGCCATAAAGGGTGCACACATTGGCCAAATGGCTGCACACATGTGCAGAATTGACATGCATATCTGACCACTATTCTGTTGCAGGGGATAACGGACCACTGACCACGGGCAACGGGCACATGGCAATGGTCCGTTGTTAATGGTCACTCCCACCGGCACTCGGCCGCTTGTTCGTTGACACGTTGCCAGTAGGCACGCAACTCCAGCTTCGCTTCCTCGAGGTCGTTCTTGCAGTCGTACAGGACCTGCACGTAGTCCTCCTCCGACCAACACTCGGCGACCCAATGGCCGCCGAGGTCGTAGTTGTCGTACGCGTATTTCTCGAGCAGTTGTACGTTGGTAGTTGTCATGGGTGTTAGTCCTGATGTGAGGCACTGATGAAGGCGACCCAGGCTGTAAGGAATGATGCAGCCAGGCATGCAATAAGGATTTCGTAGCTGGGCATGAGCCATGCTATGCAGAACTCGAGGGTGGCACCGATGATGAGAATGGTTGAAGTGCGGATGTTCATGGTTAGTTACCTGTGGTTAGAGATGGGAGGTTGGAGGTCCCTCCCGGTTGGATTAGGTGAAGAGGTTGAGTACGCCGAGGACGAATAGAGCTGCCATGTCAGGCTTCTCTTTGGCGTAGGTGATGACAGTCTTGGATGCTTCTTTAGCTTTCTCAGCTGCGATGTATCCAGCGTCGGGGGTTTGATCTTGGGTCTGGTTGTTGGTGGTTTGGTTGTACTGATCCATGGTAGATACTCCTAGTTAGTGTAGATACATAGTAGATACTGACCGCGAATCGCGAAGCGATGAGCGTGAAACGTTGGGGGTTACTGGGGGACAAGGTTCCATGAAACGGTTAGAAAACAAGGTTCCAATGGGTGAATCCGGGGAAAGGGGTTGGTGCTGGAGTCGAGGGGGGAGATAGTGTGTGAGTAATTCAGACAGAAAAAACCGACCCCCCTACCCCCCTCTCGAAAAGCAAAATCCGAAAAAATTTTTATAGAATTTTTTTGCAGACGCGTTTTGCGTATACTCCGCCCACTAACCACGGCCCACGAGCCACTGATGACGGACACTAAAATCTGTTCACGGTGCCAAAAGGAGTTGCCACTAGCGTCGTTCGAGCAGCATAAAGGCGGGACACTGAGGAACATGTGTCGCCCCTGCAAACTAGCCTCTAACCGTCAACAACGGTCCACTGGCTACAGACCGTATCTCTCGAACCTTTTATCCAAGAGCAAGGACACCAGTAAGAAACGGAGGTTTACCAGTTACGAGATTACGGTCGACCAGCTAGTCGAACTCTGGCAGTTGCAAGACGGTCGTTGTGCGATATCAGGGGTTGTCCTGACACACCACAACGACGGGTCTGGTATTAAGGACTTTAATGCCAGTATCGACAGAATCGACAGTACGCTGGGGTATGTACCGGGCAACGTTCAGCTGGTGGCGTACCGAGCCAACATGTTAAAACAAAGCCTAAGTACAGACATGTTGTACTGGTGGGTTAAGACCATTTACCAGTACTCTTGTGATTAGACAGTATCAGGGCTAATATAAATGCTGCCGAAAGTCCAGGTGTTCGCTATCGAGGGCTTTGACGAGGCCATCATCGGGACTGCCTACAGGGGCGGTCACGAAGTATTGGTCTACGATGGGGATATAGCCGAGGCCATAGTGGCCTCGCTGACCAAAAACCCCACAACCCTCCACGAGTACCTGACCCATATCGCCCTGCATAAGCTGGGTGATCAGGCACCGGTTTTTGTATATCTGGACGTAGAAGTAGGTGGAGACCTCAGCGATTCAACAAGAGAACCAGGCACCCCTATCCACTGACACGGCTCATTCTGATGAGCTGATGTCACATGTCGAGTTCCAGTCGTTGACCCCATACATGGGGCTGACGATGAGTTCTCTGACTGTACAACAGGAGCGGTTGGTTCTCTACATGGCTCGCGGGATGACTATTGCTGCAGCAGGGCGAGCGGCTGGTTATGCCAGTTATCGCAACGCACTCGATGCAGCTAAGCACCCGTCTGTCGTAAAAGCGCTGGACTACTTCCGCGAACAGATGCGCGAAGAGGTGAAGTTCACGCGCTCGCACGCACACCAGATGTATCTGGACGCGTACAACGCAGCGGCCACCTCGACGGAGATGAAGAATACGGTGGACTCGCTCGTGAAGTTGCACGGGTTGGCTGCACCAGATAACGCGACGCAGATCAACATCAACGTGAATACCGCCCAGATGGAGCGGATGAGTGATGAGGACTTGCTGAAGTTGGCGGGCAAAGACACCGACTATCTGGAGCCAGAAGCGCCTTGATTGACGAGATCCCAATGTTGGAGTGCAGAGGGTGTAAGACATTACATCCTGAGACCCTGTACTCGAACAAGAAGGAACGGGTATGTGTCTACTGTAAAGCGGACGAGCAGGAGGGGCTGCCTCAGCCTGCTGCTGCCGAGCCGGTTAAATCGCCGGAACTAACTGTGAAGGAGCAGGCTCAAAAGGAGCTTGCTTCGCGGATCCTCTCACGTAAGCGGCTGCTGCCGTTCGTGGAGAAATTCAACCCTGACTACAATGCCGGTTGGGTACACAAAGATGTCTGCAAAAGGCTCGAACAGTTCTCGCGTGACGTCGTGGATCAGAAGTCTCCGCGTCTCATGCTATTCATGCCTCCCCGCCACGGTAAGAGTACGCTGGCGTCGGTTTCGTTTCCGGCTTGGCATCTGGGCCGTAACCCTGAGCATGAGTTTATTAGTTGCTCGTATTCGGGTTCGCTTGCAATGGGGTTTAGCCGTAAGGTACGCCAAGTACTGCGTGAACCGACATATAAAGCGGTCTTCAAGACGCGCCTGGATCCGGATAGTCAAAGTGCTGAAGCGTGGCTAACCACGGGCGGCGGTGGCTTCGTAGCTGCCGGCGTCGGTGGTGGTATCACCGGTAAGGGTGCACACGTCCTCGTTATCGACGATCCAGTTAAGAACCGCGAGGACGCAGAGAGTCAGAACAACCGGGATGCGAACTGGGACTGGTATACATCAACGGCATATACCCGTCTTGCTCCTGGCGGCGGTGTGTTGGTAATTCTAACGAGGTGGCATGATGATGACCTGGCTGGCCGACTTCTTAAATCGGCTCTTCAAGGTGGAGATGAATGGGAAGTCGTCAGATACCCCGCCATCGCCGAAGAAGACGAAGAGTTCCGAAAAGCGGGCGAAGCCCTCCACCCCGAAAGGTACAGCGTCGAAGCGCTCCGGCGAATCGAAAAAGCCGTAGGCCCCAGGGACTGGTCAGCGCTCTATCAGCAGAACCCCGTAGCAGATGATGGTCAGTACTTCACCCGTGGCATGGTTAACTACTATGACCCCGAGGATATCGACGAAGACGCCATGCGTTACTACTGCGCGTGGGACTTGGCCATTGGTAAGAACGACCGCAACGACTACAGCGTCGGCATCGTCGTCGGCATCAACGATCGTGACGACATGTTCGTGATGGACGTCGTGCGAGGACGGTTCGATGGCTTTGAGTTGGTCGAGCGAATACTTGACCTCTACGAACAGTGGAAGCCCTCGATCATCGGCATCGAAAAGGGGCACATCGAAATGGCCCTTGGCCCGTTCCTCGAAAAACGTGTGCGTGAGCGCGGGCTGTTCGAGGCGTACTTCAAAGATCTGAAAACCGGACGCCGTGACAAAGAAGCTCGCGCTCGTGCTATCCAGGGTCGCATGCAGCAGGGGAAGGTGTACTTCCCGCGCGATGCAGCGTTCTCTGGTCCTTTGATCGCAGAGTTACTGCGGTTCCCGAATGGAACTCACGATGACCAGGTCGACGCCCTGTCGTGGATCGGTCTGATGATGACCGAGTTCTCCACGTATCAGGCCCCAGTTGTACATATACCGTCTTGGCGGGACAAACTCATCTCTCTTACTCGCGGACCCCGCCAAAAATCCGCGATGAGTGCATAAAATGGCTAAGATCAAAACCCAGTCGATCGAAGATCAGCAGCTCGCCCAGCAGCAGTGGAACCGGTACGTCCGGGCCCGTGACAACGGGCATCTGCAATATGTCGAGATGGCTAAGAAGTGCGACGCGTTCTATCGCGGCGACCAGTGGGATCAGGTAGATCTTGCCGCACTCGAAGCGGAAGGCCGTCCGGCACTGACCATCAACACCATTCTCCCGACAGTGAACACGGTCCTCGGAGAACAGTCCACGCGCCGTGCTGACGTGCAGTTCAAACCGCGCCGTGGTGGTGATCAGGACGTGGCGAGCGTACTGACTAAGCTGTACATGCAGATCGCGGACAACAACAAGCTCGACTGGGTTGAGCAGGCGGTGTTCAGCGATGGCCTCATCATGGATGGCCGTGGTTACTTTGACGTCCGGATGGACTTCACGGATCACGTTGAAGGTGAGATCCGCATCACGGCCAAAGATCCTCTCGACATCCTGATTGATCCGGATGCAAAGGAGTACGACCCTAAGACCTGGAACGAGGTGTTCGAGACCAAGTGGATGACTCTCGATGAGATCGAGGAACTCTACGGCAAGGACAAGGCGGAGTCGCTTCGCTTCGTGGCCGAAAATGGTAACGGTTTTGGGCGTGACTCAATTGAGTACGAAGAGACCCGTTACGGTAAGACGGATACCAGCCAGGATTACTTGGGTGCTGCTATCCCTGGCAACGAAGATTATCGCAATGTGCGTGCGCTACGCGTCATCGCGCGTCAGTACCGTAAGATGGGTCGCGCTGATTTCTTCGTCGACCCGAACACCGGCGATCAGCGCGAAGTGCCTGAGAACTGGGGTGAGCAGAAGGCGAAGAAGTTCGCCAAGCAGTACAACCTAAGCCTGATCTCTAAGGTCGTGCGACGGGTTCGCTGGACTGTCACCTGCGACAAGATCGTCCTTCACGACGATTGGTCACCGTACGATGACTTCACCATCGTGCCGTACTTCGCGTACTTCCGCCGAGGCCGCCCGTTCGGCA